ACGCAAGCCAGTTATGTATCTCGCGCACGTCCGACAACACACTGAACCCCGCCATAGGATTCACGGGGCCAGAACCTTTAGGGTGTGTAATCAGACCGGACATGATGGGTTCACCCTCATCGAGGATCCGAACCCTTGTCCCCGGTTCATGGATCAAATCAAAGCGGGGCTGGGCGGTGTTCCCCGGAATGGTGAACACCGCCTCCCCAGCCCAACGCCCAATCGTCACACTGCCAGCAGTGAACGCGCCGAGACTATTCCTGCGGACTCGGTTCTTGTCGTACAGCTCAACCTCGAACACGAGACCCCCTCACCAAGCCCGGAAAAATCTTGGATGGATGGAAGCCTGAACCGTACCCGAACCAGTCATAGACAACGACAACGCAGCACGGCCACCCTGAGGGATAGGCGCGAAACCCCAACCCGTCAACTGCCCGGTCACATTCACACCATCAAGGAACGCCTGCTGGTCAAGAGGGTCAGTGTCAATCGTCAACGTCGCACCCTCAGGGATAGACCCAGAGAACACAACCGAACGATCACCAACACCCAACGTCACGCCCGTAAGACCACCCGTGCCAGCAGTCACCCGCCACACAGGCCACGCATCAATATCGCCAGGATTATCAATCTCAGCACCATCAAGCGTGTTCCCCTTACTGATGACAAACGGGGTAGCACCAGGAGACACGCCATCAACGGGACCGCCACCATACAGATTCTCCGGCGCAATCGAATTGAACTCCTTCACAACCGGCTGAACAGCACGCCAAAACGGATCATCCGCAATCAACGACACCGCATACTTAGCCCAACCAAACACATGCGGGTCACGCGGATAACCATGATCCCCGTTATCGTCAGCCCGCAACACAAGCTCACGAGTCCCCGAACTAGTTGTCACACGCCACGAACCGAACCGGCCCGGAAACAACGTCTGCCAAAAATCCGAATCCAACGAACGGAACGCATCAGACCCAGCATCCGCATACAAAAACAACGGCCAGACAACCGGGCGAGGCTGAACAGACCCACCCGTATACACCTGACCATGCGCCACAGGAGACTGCGCCTGAACCCACGCAGCCTCCCGAGGCATATGCAAACCAACAAGATCCTCAGCCATCAAAAACGTGCCAGACCGCCAATTCGACAACTCCCAACGCGAACCATCATGACCAACCCACTCATGCACAGTCCGCAACCACGGAGACGAAACCGTAGGAGGAGCACTAGCCGGCGAAGCATAAACAACACTCACACCAAAACCCCCTCAACGATTCGCTGCCGACGCTCAGCAGATTCCCTAGCCCTGAAGATTTCCTCCGGGTCATAGCCGAGGTTGCCGTGGACGTGTAGATCGCCGCGACCCCCACCACTGTTCGAGAGCGCCAACTTGTGAATGTCACTCCACTGCTGGCTATTCAGAATCGCCTCCGGCTTCCGTGTCCGGTTCAGGATCGTTGACAAACCAGGCTGCAAATAGCCGCCCTGATCGTGAAGCAGTGGTGGAGCTGTAGCCGCACCACCGCCGAAGAAATTCTTGATCCCGTCAACAACACCGCCCGTAACATCCGAAACGATCTTGCCGATGTTCTTACCAATGTCAGCCACGAACTTAATCACGGATTCAATCCCAGACTTAGCGAGCCCACCAGCCACATCAACGAACATGCCAGCACCAGGGAACGCCTTCTTGAACGCGGCCATCAGTGTGCCGACCAGCCCAGAGAATGGGTTCTCCGGCCGATCATCAGGCAACACCTGAGACGACGCCATGCCCTTACCCGGCGCACCATAAATAGAGCGGAGGGCCTTCGCGTCCGCGATGGTCGGCTTACCGAGCCCGTACATGGTGTCGTAATTCATGATCGAATGCGCGCCGGTAGCCATAGCGTGAGGCAACCCGAGCGCGTGCCCGATCTCATGCACCGCAACCGTCCGACGATCCCTTGAACTCATCGCCGCACCAGCAAACGGGTTGAAGTACATGTGCCCCCCACTGTAATAACCAGCCCAATTCGGGATGGCAGCGAACGGTAGCCGTGCTGTTTCCATGCCATACACGAAAGGCGAGCGGCCAACCTGCGCCTTACCCGGCTCCACCCGCACATTCGCCAAACCGTTCCACATACGAGCAGCCTGATCCAACGACCAACGCATCTTAGACGCGCCATCACCATCAACCGTCAAACTATTAGCCCGGTCGATATTCTCAAACGCCGGACCACGGAACGACGGAACACCACCGAACACATGCGAACCAACAGCAGCCAGAGCAGCTAGACGGTCCTTACCAAACCGTTTCGTCTGCTCCTTCGTGAACACATACTCGCCCTTGTGGACAACACCGGCAGGCTCAAATTTCCCACCATCACCCGTGTAACCACCATGAGCGAACCCACGAGGCAACGCGATTTTCTTGATGTTCACGCCGGGAATCTTGTTGAACGTCCCAATCAGACCATCATTGATAACCCGGTCCACAACGAACCGCACAGGCCGCTTAGCGAGATCCTGAATAGCCGACCACGCCGTGCCGATGCCATCCTTAGCCGCCTCAAACGCCTTCGGGATCCCGCGCACAATCGAACCGAACTTATCGAACACCGGTTTCAGAACGTTCGTCCACGCGAAACTAATGACCGACTTGATCACATTGATGCGCTGCGTCACACCATCACGGAAGAAATTAAACGCACCAATGATCACGCCAATAGCAGCCTGGAACCACGGCACCGCAGTATTACGGAACCAGCTCACAACAAACTGAATCCCAACCTGGATAGCCTTCCAAGCCGCCGTAACAATCTTCCGGCCCGTCTCCGTCTGCGTGAAGAACCAAACGAGCGCGCCCACAAGTACGCCGATAGCGGTTACGATGATGCCGATTGGGTTGGCTCGCATCGCCAGATTCAAGAGCTTCTGTGCGCCCGTAGCAGCAGCCGTGACCGTCGCGTAAGTGCGCAGAAACTTGATAATCGTGCTGACAATCATGAACGCCTTGAACGCGATTACGCCGCCAAGCACTGCGGACCCCAAAAGGATCATCCAGTCTTTATTACGGACGACCCATGAGCCCATGTCACGGAGGGCGGGGAGGACGTTCGATTGGAAGTAATCGAACGTCTGGCGGGCGTAAAAGCCCAGCCTCTCCATCACGCCAGGGATGCCCGATGATGTGATGTCCCCGTCGTTCGCCTTCCACGCCGCACCAAACGCGGTGACGCCAGAGGTCACTTCGCCCATCAGGGTGCCGAGAGCGCCGAACACGCGGGCACCCATAGGCTCAAGCCACACGAGCACCTTGTTCTTGAACATCTGCCACTGCTCAGTGAAGTCCATCGTCTCAGCGCCAAGCCCAAGGATCGTGTCGCCCGTCTGGCCAGCAGCCTTCGACATATCATCCAAGCTCAACGCACCCGACTGGATCGCCCCAATAAACTGGGTAGCGCCCTTGGTGCCGAACACCTCAGACGCCAGATTCAGGGCAGCAGCCTCATCACCAGACTTAATGAACCCAGCAATCTCACCCTGCACCCTTTTGAACGCCTCAGCCGGGGCCTCGCCCTCCTTCGCAAGGGTGACAAGGCCCTTCGACATCGAAGCCATAATCGCGGAAGAGTTCAGGCCCGCCTTATCGAACGAGCCGACCATCGCCGTGGTTTCCTCGAATGAAAACCCGAGTGTCTGCATGGCCGGCGCGTTACGGGCAGCAGCATCCGCCAACTCGTTCATCCCAATGCCGGTAGCCTGCGACACCTGGAAGAGATGATCCAAAGCCCCGGAAACGTCCTCGCCCTGAATTTTGAAAGCGTTGAACGCCGCCGAAGTCTTACCAACATCAATGTCTTCGCCGAGCATCCGGCCCGCCTCAAGGTACTGAGACGCAACCTTCTCCATCGTCTCCCCGGATAAGCCCATCCGGGTGGACACATCAGCAACAACGGTGCCGATCTTCTCAAAATCGGCTGGCACCTTCGCACCAATGTTCTTAGCCGAAGCGACAAGACCATCAAGGGCTTTACCCGACGCACCAGAACCAACACGGATAGTCTCAGACATGTCATCAAAGACCTGCCCCACCTTATAGAGCGCGCCAACCGCAGCCACCCCGGCACCAGCAACCACAGCAGTCCCAGCCACAACAGCCATACCGAACCGCTTGCCGACAGCCTTACCCGACTTATCAGCCTCAGCCCCCGCACCCTTCGCCAACGCGGGGCCGAAACCCTTCATCGACGGAAGAACCGGCAACCATACGGCGTCCATTGCTTGTGCCAAAGTGGGCCTCCTGTTTAGTTATCTGGTGGTGACCACCTCTGCTGTGCAGCCTCAACCTCAGCAATAAGCGAGCCGATCCGCTGCTCCCGACGCCTCTTGGCCTGCCGGTCAAACGCCGTCTCAGGTCTACGCGCCGGCTTCACACGAGGCGGCTTACCACCCGCAACCGACACAACAACACTGATAAGTTCCTTCAAAAGATCCGAGACAATATCCAGGCGCGCCACATCCGCCGTGTACTCAGACAAGCGCGGACCCGAACCATCACCCTCCGGCTCAGCCAACGACGAAGCCAACTCATCATCATTAGCCATCGCCTCAACCAGGCGAGACGAAGACGGAAGCTGCCGAATCATGTTCGACAACTTCCGCCACGAATACTTCCCCCGGAAAAAATCAATGAGATCCAGCCCAACCGTTTGCAGGTCGTACTCGATCTCATCCCCGTACCGGTCAACAACGTTGACTAGGTACGGGAAGCGGCTTCCCCCTCGGGGCGGTATCCCGTCTTCATCAGGGCGCGGATCTTACGGGGATCCTTCTCAGTGATCTTCCCGCCACCCGGGCCAACAAGGGTCACATCCTCCGCCAGATCAAAGAACACCATCATGTCCGTAATCAGGTTCTCAAACGCCGAATGCCCAGCCTTCGCAAGGAGCGGTTCAACCTGCTTCCACTGATCCCCGCAAAGGGTGACCAGCATGGCCTCCATATCCCCAGTCCTATAGGCGCGGGCCCACTGAATCAGGGACGCACCAGTCGGTGCCTCAATGATGATCGTCTCGTCCTTCGTGGGAAGCTCGAACGGGTCATGCGCGGCCTCTGCCGCGTACTCGTCCCAGCTCTTGAACTGCTGCTGCTTAGCCATGGTGGTGGGCCTTCCTAGAAGTTCGGGTTAAGCGCGAGGTGGCGGACCGAACGGTCCAGAATCTTCGCGAGTTCTTCGGCATTCACGGCACCGCAAGTTATTTCAACTTGGTAGTTACCCTCATCTACCGGCTTGAGCTTCCCTGCATACAGCGGAAGCTCATAAACGCCGAGTTCGATGGGCTGGTTATCAGCCACCTGCGCGAGGATTTTGATAGGGAAGTTGCCGAGTTCAGTTGCCATGGTGGTGGGCCTTCCTGTAGTTACTTAGTGGTCTTAGATGTGGTCTTCGGAGTCCAACCCTGCGCACGAAGATTCGTCTCCTGCACACGGGACTCCGGGGTCCACTCGCGCTTACCATCAGGGGACACAAGGACAGTCTGCTTATCAGCCATGGGAGGCACCTTTCAAAAGTTTGTGTGGTGGGCCAAAGAAAAGGTGGCCCCGGTCGGCCCACCAAGGAACCGGGGCCACCAGTCAGAAAGGGTTACGCAGCAGCCGGGGCAGGGAAGCCCATAGCCACATGATCCAGACCAGGACCGCCCCAAATCTCACGGAACGAAGTACCGAAAGTCTCATCCGTGCGGGCAGAGAACGAAGCAGGGTAACGAACCTCATCACCCTCAGACCAAGCCTGCTCACCGTTCTCAATGATCTCGGCGGACGGAAGCCAACGCGCAACATAAACCGCGTCAGGTCCGTCGCCATCCTTGCCCAGCGCGAGGACCCGGTACTTGATCTTCACCGGGCGTGCAGCCTTGTCGAAGAAGAAATTGCCGGCACTGTCAGTGGTAACCGCAGACAAGTCCAGGCCATGGTAAAGCTCCATGGTGGTCCGCTTCGACTCCTGCATGGTGAACGACAGGCCAGTAACATCCGAAAGAATGTCGCGGCGGGTCGGCTCAGCGTAACCATGCGAAGTGACTTCCGAAGTCTCCTGGTCACGTGACCAAGAAGCGCCGTCATCCTTCGTGGTCAGACCAACGGAAATGTAGCCGGCGGGGATCGTCAGTCCACCGGCAGTAGTCCAAACCTGCGTGATCTCAGTATCATCATCAGCGACAGGCTTGACGAAAATAGCCATCTCCAACACCTTGCGGATATTGGACGGGTTGTGGCCCTTAGCCTCAGTGAATGTGGCCATTGTGGGGGTACTCCTTTTACTTTTGGGTTACCCCACAACGGGGGCAATGATTGTTTGGGTTAGTACGTTTGGCGGTATTCGAGCCTGTAAGAGGCCACGAACCTGTTAGTTTTCGGGTTACGGTAATCCACCCACTCAGGGGAGGAAGCGGTGCGCACCTTATCCACGAGGACCACACCCACGACGCGACCATTCAGTGC